CTGTACAAGGCCAACATAGACTGTTTAGTCATGTCCGCAGCTGATCCTTGGATCAACTTGTTCAAAGCTTTGTACGTGAACGCGCGTTTAATCCCCGGTCCATGCTCCCTGAGTGCGTCTGCATGCTTCAGTGGTTTCTTTATTCCAAAACCATGGGGCTCCCACATATCGAAGTGGCATAGTCGTCCACCAATCGTGCGTATCTTACCGCTGTCATCTGCTCGTCGGCTCACTGCTTCTGATAACATCTTAACGAACGGCGCCCGTTGGTGATAAGTCTTTAATAATTTTTCTGCAGCATCTTTCATAAGTCCTAGCTCTGCCATGAGTTTGTTCTTGCCCATGCCATACATGATACCAAGATTAATTGTCTTCGCCTGTTTACGATCAATGCCGGCCATGTCCGCAATCATCTGGTGAAAGTCTGCGCTGCCATCGTTGTATGCATCGACAATCGTGCCTGTGCCTTCTAGCTTCATGAGTGATGCAAAGTGTACTAATATTCTTGGCTCTTGCTGGCTGTAGTCAAAACAACCCCACATACATTTTTCTTCTGGTATAAATAAACTTCTAATCATCGGTCCGAGTTCCTTGTGTCGTGCAGGTATCTGCTGCAGGTTCGGGTTGGCATAACTAAACCTGCCTGTAACCGTGCCGCCTTGGTCAGATCGTATCTGATTAATGTCAGCGTGTATGCGTCCTTTGTATTCGTGCTTGAGTATTGTATCTATGAAAGTTGTGTTTGCTTTGTTGATCTCTCGTGCTTCAACAATTAGCTTGGGTAATTCTGCTGGGTGTGTGGCCAAGAAATTTTTTGTAAATGATGGTGCGCCTTTGTCTGTCCTGTCGTATGGTATTTTTAATTTGTCAAATGCTTTGGCAATCGATGCTCCGGCCCATATCTCTAAATCAAAACCTGCAATCTTTTTTATGTCACGTAACAACCCACCCTCTGTCACTGTCAGTTGTGTCTTGAGTGCTGCAGCTTTTTCAACGTCAACGCGTACACCTTTAAATTTCATATCAATCAGGCATGGAAACAGATTAGTTTCTAAATTAAATACATCCCATAGATCTTGTTTTGTAATCTCGTGCTGCAATGCGTGCCACAGCTTCAGTGTAATCTCTGCGTCCTTCTCTGCATACTCACCCACAAATGGTGCCGGCAATCTCCACATCTCTGCTTTTGGATTGACGCCAAAATCTTTTGCAGCTTCTTTCAAAAGATTTTCATTCTTACGCATGCCAATATAATCTTTACCAATAGAGTCTAGTGTGTAACTAAATCTATTCTCATCAATCAAACTTGCAGCAATCATTGTGTCAATGATGCCGCCGTTAATATAAAAACCAAGTGACCTGATCCACGATACATCGTACATGGCATTGTGAAATATTTTTGTAGCTGTTGTTTGTAATAGCTCTTCGAACCAGTCCAGGACCAATCCTCGGTCCATGTTCCCACCACCTTCGTGCGCTATTGGAAAGTAACCTGACCATCCTTCAACAGCAACGGCAATACCAACAACCTCTCCGTCTCTTCGTACAGATCCTGATCCCATAGTCATGAGGTTTGGATCTCTTGTTTCTAAGTCAATGGCGATCTCTGAGTGGCTAGACAAATCAGGTAGTCTATCCGGTGGCACCCACTCTGTATCTGGTGTGAATAGTGGTTGCTGTAATGTTCTCATTTATATTCTTCTTTCAATTTGTTCAAAAACCAAATGGCTTTGTCTAGATCTTCTACTGGTTTGCCTTTGTGCTCATGGCGCCAAATATACTTTATAGCTGAACCCTGTAGATAATATTTGAAACCATCACCCTGGCAAGACTTAATTGCATCAATGCAACCAATGCCGCCTTTGTTATAGTGTGAAGGGAAATTTACTGGATCGTGTTTTTTAGACATATGTGCAGGCTCCTGTTTCTACGTTTACATTTAAAATATTGACACCAAGATTTTTTTGTATCGGTGTCAATGATCTGTTAATTTTATATCCGTCTCTCTTTCTTATACATTCTGATTTTACATCTATCAGTATAACTTCATGCTCTTTTATTGCAACTAAATCAACGGCTCCCTGCTGTGACATGTTCCTGCAAACCAAATAGCCTTGATCCCATAGCCACATTGCAGCTATGTATTCTGCTTTGTCACCTTTTATGTGTTCATGAAATCTCAAATGATATATGCCCTGTCATAATTTTTTGGTTCTAGTATATGCAAAGATTTTTTTGCACGTGTGACTGCTACATAAAATAACCTGTGGAGTTCGTCTGGATCCACGTCATTTTGATCAAGACTAGACTTAGTAATATCAGGTAGTAATAATACATTATCAGCTTCACCCCCTTTCGCTCCGTGTATAGTTGATAGTGTTATTCTTGGTGTCTGTGAAATTTTTTCTTTGTTGGCTAACATACTGCGTATGTAGTTTTCTGTTTCTGTATCTAAACCTGCAAATGCTTTGTACCAAACGTCATCTGTTTGTAATCCATGATCCGCGATGCACTCCGCAATGTAATAACCCTCTTCGTTCTCGTCCATAGTTTTACCTTTCTGATAACCTTTGGTTACATTATCACCCAGGTATGAATAAATATTTTTGATTGATGCAACAGGTAAAGCATGTTCAACCCTTCTCCACTTCTCCCAGGTTTGTATCGCCAGCAGTAAATCTAATTTGATAGAGTTCTTGTGCTTGTGAGAATAATACCAACCCTGTAGTTCACATAAATCTTTGATGTCGTCGAGAAAATAATTCGCAGTTGATAGAACAAGCCATTCACCTTGTGACATATTTATTTGTGTAACATCAGAGTATCTTGTCAAGTCACCCATCTCTTGTCGTGGTAAATAATCTTTGTCGTATCTGTTTGTAACTTTTTTAATGATGTCCTGTGATAATTCGTGTATCGGTCCGCCAGGTATTCGATAAGATTGACTTAATGTATCCACGTGATCTACTTCTTCTTTAAGAGCGATAAAAGTATCAACGTCAGCGCCAGCCCATCTAAATATAGCTTGATCATCATCCCCAGCAATGTAGGTCTTGTTTGCTTTCGCCCATAGAGTCCTGACCATTCGCCATTGTAAAGGTGAGAGGTCCTGTGCTTCGTCAATAAATAATACGTCAAAAGATGGTGAAATGTCTTGGTCAATAAATTTTGAAACCATGTCATTGTAATCAATTAACCCTTTCTCTTTTTTATATCTACTAAGTTCTTGATCTAAAAGATATAATAAATCTCGCTCAATGTCCATACCATGTTGATTTCTATCGTACAAATCCAATACAGGTATCTCTAAAACCCGTGCTTTGTTTATCAAACGAAGATACTCATTGTCAGAATTAAATATGCCGTTGCTCTCTTCGTACCAAGCTGTCTTAATTGGTATACCGCATTTCAAACCAAAGTCTCTGTAGTCAGAATGTTTCATAACATTTTCTTTTTTTGCACCTAACATTCTAAATGCCAGTGAGTGTAAAGTTCTAAAGTATGGTATCTCTTTTTGATCTAACATAAATTTATCTTGAGCTCTTGTGCTTGCTTCCCATGCAGCTTTCTTTGTGAAAGAAAAATAACCTATCTTTTTTATGTCTGTGCCTGCACGCAAAAACTCTTCTACTAAATCTAATAGTGTTGTTGTTTTACCTGTACCTGGTGGCCCTAGTATTATTGTTTTCATTAGAAAGGCGTCTCCTGATATTTCTCTTGGCTAACCTCTGGTTTTGTTTTTCTCATCGCTTTTATCTTAACAAGTCTTGGTGTTTGATTCTTCAAAGTTATCCGTTCTTCTTTCACAAAAACATCTTTCAAAGTTTTTATTAAGTTACCTGTTTTTATTTTATCCATCTCCCAGTTGTTTCGTTTACAAAAAGAATAGAAGTCATCCATTCTAAAATATGTGTGCCCTTCATCAGTCCAGGACATTTTGTTAAGTATATCTTCTTTGGTTCTTGCCGCAGGTCTGTTGACTGTGAAGTCATATAATAAATTTACTATTTGGTTTATTGGATCTAATGATTCCAATGGTTCTATTTCTTGTAAGTTATTCATCAAAGTTTTTAGATAAATCTCTCTCCAGTCTGCTGCCTTTGGTATAGGTGACACCACGTTCGCTTGATCTAATACTGCGATTGCAAATAAATTAGGATTGTGTAGTTGTTCTGTTTTTAATTCTACACGTTTGCCACCAACATTTAAAAACCATTGTGGTGGGTTAGATGTAATTTTTGTTAGTGTATCTAACTCTGGCATTTGCTCTTCTTCAAAACCAACACCAAATTTTTTAGTTCTACATTTTGCAGCATTACATACACCACATATCGGTTGCTCTTTGCATCTGTATTTATCGTAGCCTCGTTTACCAACAGAACCTAATAACTGTTTAACTTCTTGAAAGCTTAAAGGCGGGTTCATCCACTTGCTATTGTCCTCCATGACCTTGTCTTCCCAGTTGTCTGGGCTTGCTTGTTTGTGATAGACGGCCACGTTAAATAGTGCATTGTTCCGAGATCCTTCACCAAAACCATCTTGAGCCAACTTATTTAGGCAAGGTGGACCATCTTTAAAAGCATCGTTGCTCTCTGCTTTTTGTTTGACGATAATATTTTCTATTTGTTCTTTTGTCTGTACCCACTCATCATATATAGAATAGAATGATTCTAAACTAGCAGCTTCACCTCCAGCCTTAAATGTATACCTAAGTCCTCTGGTGCCACCATGGTAAGGTAGATTTAAAAAATTACCTGTGTCTCCACGCTCCACGAGTATCTCAGTTTGTTTTGGAAATATTTCACTACCACCGAAACCCAAAGCCTCAGCCATAGCTTTTAGTTTTGACTGCATTAATGCTGCAGGTATAAAATCTTTTGCAAATAAAAATAGATGCGCTCCACCAGACTTTGATCTAAATGTGACCAACGGAAAACCAAACCCTTTTATATTACGCATAATAGATAAATGGTCTAAGTTATATTGATCTACATCAATACAACCCCACTTACATTCATTGTTCTCGTTGATTGGTATAACTCCAAGAGCCGGATCTTTACCCTCCAGGTGATCTTCCCAAAGTTTATCTATAACCGGTTGACGTTTTATAAACGCTTTACCTTCTGCTTTACCTTTATCTGTCGTTGATCCTGATAAAATTAGTTGACCAAAGGCACTATTGTTACCTTCAAATATTTCTTTAAAACGTTGCATATTGTTTTCTGTACTCTTCTATCTTCTTTCTATTATGTTCTCGGTATTCTTTCTGATACTCCTTAGCCTTTCGTTGAAAATAATCCTTACCTTCAGGACTATCTCTAAACATTTGTAATGTTTCTTCAAGACTTTTAATCTTATTCCTTAACTTTTGTAAAGTCCTAACTCTATAATATTTTTTGTGATAAATACTTCTGTTGTCCACGCTTCTCTCTTTCTATATAATTAGGCCCACCAACAGGGGGGTAGTCGGTGGGCCTACATGATTAAAACGGTACTTCGTCTTTTTTAGACTTAGTATCTTCTTCACCATGTTTTGCAGTAACGTCACCTTTGTTAGCGCTTACAGCAAAACTCTTTGCCTGCTCGTATAGACCTTTGTCTTGAACAGGACCAACCTTTTCTATACTCCAACCAAACCAAGTTCCCTTGTCATTTGATTGTTGCACTGTCTTTAAGTTGTACACGTGACTACACATAGCCGGTGTGAACATACCATTCTTACCTTTAAGTTTGATACTGTTCATCATTGAGTTCCACGATCTACTCACTTTTAACTGTGTAGATTTCATAGAAATCAAAGCAGCCTCACCACTTTCCAACAGCACGAAATACGATGCTGTGTTCTCTAGATAGTTGCCGTTTGGTAATCTATCTTTGTAACTTGCATCTCGTGTTGTATCTTTAATGATACCGCTGTCGACTGCGTGTATCGCAATAGGAGCACTGGTGCCCTCACCACGATCAGACCACTCAACATACTCGCGTTTATAATAACACGGTATTATGCTGACGCCCTTCTCACCATCGTATAGTTGCTTAGTCACGGTATTGAATATCATACCTGGTTCAGCACCTTCCACATACTTGGCGTCCCGTTTGTTTGTCTCGGGTGACAATTGACCTAACACTCTAAGAAATGGCAACGCAAAGTCGTCAGACCCCATGTTACTAAAACTCGTGTTAGCATCTTCTTCAAACATACCTGTTAAGGCTACGTCTGATTTTTCTTTTTTCGCTACTTGGTTCATGTTTCTTGTTTCCTTATTTCCGGCCTATTTTTGTTTGATCTTTAATAAAAATATTAAAGAGTTGTGAGGGCATGTCGAGGCCGGCCTCGACACGCACTCTAAAGAGAGCCTTCAATTTCATGGGTTCTACCTTTTGTTTTTGGGTAGGCTCATAACCTTCGTGCTCTGCAAGGGTAAGCAATTGCTCCGCCTTGTTATCTTCGCCTTTCCCGAACTGTACAGCAACCTCATTTTTAATGATGTCACCAAGTCCGTTCTCTCGAAGCCAGTTGTAAGCTAACTCCATCTGATCTTTTTTGATGGTGCAGTTGTATGACTTTCGTACATCAATAGAACTGCCGTCAGCTAATTTCAAAGATGATAGCCCTTGCTCCGCGAGCATATTAGGTATGATCTCTGAACCAATCTTGTCTGCTTTTTCTTTTTGTGTTTTGACTTCTTTCTCCAACATTGCAATGTGATCTTCAGTTTGTTGCAACTCTTGACAGTAAGATGCCAGTGTTTGAATATCTGTTTTCTCTATTATGTTTTGTTGATCTTCTTCAAAATCAATGTCGTTTATTTCTACCATTGTTATTCTTCTTTCTCGTAAAGGTTAAATGAAAGTGGATAGTATCTTCTCTCTTGTCTATCCCATTTTAAAAGATTGAATTTACCTTGCGTAACGTCACTAGCTATAGCGGT